TCTTGATCTTGTCACCCGGCTTGAACACTGTCTCCTCCCTTCATGACGCGCCAGTAGAAGAAGCTGACCGCGTAGCTCTGCGCGCCCGTCGAGTAGTGGGTGCCGTCGGGGCCAACCAGGGAGCACGCCTTGGTCGGGTTGAAGTTTCGGTGAGCCATCATGTACCCCTGGATCTTCCAGCCAGAGGTGAAGGGGAACACCAGGTCCACGAGGGCTCCGCGCTTCGCCCTGCTCTCGTTCGCCGCCCGGGTCACTTCCTTCTCGATCTCGCGCATCGTCATCTTGTCACCTCGCAATTATAAGGTAGCACGTGTATAGCAACCCGTCAATCAAAAATAAGCATAGGTTGTAACCCAGCGAAACTTCAGAGAATAAAATCGTGTCAGAAACATGGAGGACCCCGCGTCTTTCTGATTGACAAACAAAGTGCAGGGAGCTACAAAGGGGACTGGCGAACCGTAGCTTTGGGTTATCAGACTTGTAATCTGAACCTCTCCCAGAGCAGTTATTTGTTCGCCTCTTTGAGCTTACGTCTTCGGTGAACCGAAGTCGTTGGGTTACCTTCCAACAGCAAACCCAGCGGCGCCAAACTTGTCCACCGAGGGTTTTTTGCTCGGGCGCTTCTCCGGCCCAAACTTGTCTCGCTTGGCGAGACCGACAGGAGGTAGATCATGGACTACACGCGGCACTTCTCTACGGTTGCAACTCCACAGACCCAGCCGATTCCGGGAGCCAAGACTCCCCAGGTCCCGAACTCCGCCGGGGGCTACTCCTGGGCGGTCGATGACTGGACCCGGCTGGACCGCTTCCTCATCCTCGGCAGCGAGAAGGGGACCTACTACATCTCCGAGCATAAGCTGACCGTGGAGTGCGGGGAGGCAGCCCTTCGGTGCATCGCCAAGGACGGACCTCGGGTGGTCGAGCGCGTCCGGGAGATCTCCGAGGCAGCTCGGGCGCCCAAGAACGATCCGGCTCTCTTTGTGCTGGCCCTCTGCATGAAGAAGGGTGACGAGCACACCCGGCGGCTGGCCTACCAGGTGATGCCGAAGGTGGCAAGGATCGGGACGCACCTGTTCCACCTGGCCCAGAGCCTCAAGGGGCTTGGTGGGATCAAGGGCTCGGGGATGACGCGGGCGTTCAAGCGCTGGTACCAGGAGAAGTCCGCCAAGGACCTCGCGTATCAGCTAGCCAAGTACCAGGCCCGGGATGGGTGGTCACACCACGACATCCTGAAGCTGGCGCATCCCTGCCCGAAGAACCCCCTCCAGGAGGGGATGTTCGGCTGGGTTCGGGAGGGCATCCTCGCCAGCGAGGCCATCGAGTGGGCGGTGGAGAACGGTGAGGACGATGCAGTCTTCTTCCTCCAGGCGGTCAACGCTCTGCGTGGGGAGGAGAAGAAGGACGTGAAGGAGGTTTGCGGGCTGATCAGCGAGTTCCGACTCCCGATGGAGGTGGTCCCAAACGAGGTGAAGAATCATCCCGAGGTATGGGCAGCGATGCTCCCCCACATGGGGATCACGGCTGTGGTGCGGAACCTCGCCAAGATGACGAGCGTGGGGCTCCTGGTGCCCAACTCGACCGAGACCAAGTTCGTGACCGATCTGATCACGAACGCGGAGCGGTTGAAGAAGGGGAAGGTCCATCCGATCCAGATGCTCCTGGCGATGGCGACCTACGCCTCGGGGCACGGGATGAAGGGGTCGTTGACCTGGACCCCGGTGCGGCAGATCGTGGACGCCCTGGACGAGGGCTTCTACCAGTCGTTCGGAGCGGTGGAGCCCGCAAACAAGAGGATCTGCTACGCCCTGGACGTGTCCGCTTCGATGGACGGGAACCGGATCGCAGGGACCTACATCGACGCTCGGATGGGGGCGGCAGCGATGGCGCTGGTGTGCGCGCGGACGGAGGAGACCTGGGAGATGATGGGGTTCTCGCACACGCTGGTCCCGGTCAACATCTCCCCGCGTCAGCGGCTGGACGATGTGATCAAGACCATGCAGCGGATCCAGATGGGTGGGACGGACTGCGCGCTCCCCATGCGGTGGGCGGCTCAGGAGAAGAGGGACTTCGACGCCTTCGTGGTCCTCACGGACTCCGAGACGTGGGCAGGTCGGAGCGGGCACCCGGCTCAGTGGCTCCAGCGCTACCGTCAGCAGCGGGCCATCGCCGCGAAGCTGGTCGTCGTGGGGATGTGCAGTTCGGGATTTTCTATTGCTGACCCTGACGACGGTGGGATGATCGACGTGGTAGGTTTCGACGCCTCGGCGCCGAACATCATCAGCGATTTCATCCGCGAGTAGCCTTCTCCACTGGCTTCGGCTTGCAGTCTGGGCAGAAGTCGATCCTCCCCTTCTGAACCCATCCCTTGCTGCGTAGGTCAGCCCGCATCAGATGCGCCGGGCGCTTCCTGGGGTCTCCCCGTTCGCCTACCCGGTCGCAGCAGTTGCAGCGTACCTCCAGGATGATCATTTCTTCCTCTTCGTTCCGTAGGTCCCCTTCAGCTCCAACCCTATCCCCTTGGCAGCCGCTCGAAGCGGACCTACGTGGTGGTGGTTGTCGCAGGCGTCCCAGAGGTCCTGGATGCGCTGGCCTATGACCTCCAGGGGCTCTTCGATCTTCTCTACCGTGATCCTATAGCGACGAACCCGGACGTTACCCTCCCAGCAGGATGGCTTGTCCTGCCTGAGCTGGTTGACCGTGTAGAGTTCCATGGGCGTGAAGGTTTCGATGACGAGGGGACCCCTCTCCTCGGGGGTCCCCTCCTTCTTGACGACCTTCTTCTTGGTCACAGGCCCAGCTCCGTCTGCTCGCCCGCCTTGATGACCTTGACCAGCCGGACCCTCGGATTGTCCAGCTTCTCCACGATCTTCTTGGCGCGCTCGGGGATGGTGTTCTCGTCCTCGATCACCAAGTCCACCCCCGTCGGTCTGAACGCGGTGAAGATCCCCTTCTTGGCCTTCTCGACCTCTTCCTTGCCCTCCGCGTCCATGACAGCGGGGACCACCTTCCGGTGCGCCAGGTACACCACCGTCTTGCCCAGCTCGAAGCCCTTGGGCAGCGCCGGGAGCTTCCTGGAGACGCCCATGCGCCCCGCCTCGCGCATGAAGTCCTGGGGGGTGGGGTAGAACCCCTCCCCGACCCAGATGAGCCCGTGGCGCCCCTCGGGGGCTCCCAGGCCCATCGGGCAGGCCATGCAGTGCGCCAGGCTGCACTTGCTCTTCCAGTCCTCGGGGGTCTTCCAGTGCTCGCCCATGTTCACCCCCAGGAGGGCGCGGGGCTCGATCCAGGCCCAGGAGCGGGAGGGCTTGACCCCGCCACCGCAGCACGGGCACGCCTCCAGGAGGAAGGGCAGGCGGTCGCAGGCCACCGCCTCGCTCGGGCCGACCAGGTAGATCCCGACCCCACCCTTCGAGGGCTTCCTGTACCCGCAGCCCCGGGGGCTCTCGATGCTCGTGTGAACCGTGAGGTTACTCATTGGAGGGCTCCTTTCAGTCGTTGGGTCCGGGGTTGCCCACGCAGGCGTCCCCCATCTGCTTCTTGAGGTACGTGACCGCCTCGGCGTCCACGCCGTACTGCTCGCAGGCGACGATCATCTTCTCGCAGATCGACCGCTGCCTCTTGACCTCCCCCTTCGGGCTCCGCTTCAGCCCGACCAGGTGATGGTAGGTCGCGATCTGGCAGCTCGTGAAGTACACCATCGCGTCGGGCAGCGTTCTGTGCTCCCTGTACTTGGCCCAGTTCATAGCGCGCTCCCCATTGAGAAGTGGTCCTCGTCGTCGTAGTCTTCGGCTCCGTCCTCCGACTCGACGTTGACGCTGAAACCCTTCTTCTCCAAGCTCTGGATCAGGCGGTCCCTCTTGCCCTGGAGACCGCGCTCCGTTGCCGCCTCGATCTCTTTCTGGACCGTCAGCGTGACCATGACGCGCATCTACAGGCTCTCCGCGTCGAAGTGCATCCCACATTTGCAGCAGCAGTAGGCCAGCCGCGAGCCCGATTCCCCGTTGTCCTCGTGCGGCCCCATGTCGCCGCAGTCCGGGCACTCGATCCTGTTCTCCAGCACGTCCTTGCACGCCTTCGCCAGCCGCTCCAGGCCCCGATGGTCACCCTTCAGGAGCAGGTCCACCGCCATCGCGTCCGCACTCATCTTGGTCATCTTGCTAGCCATTGTCGTGCTCCTTGGACATCGAGTCCATGACTGCCAGGACGTGCCGTTCCTGGACGGTGTGTTTCATGGCGAGGAGCCGCTTGACCAGCTCTGCCTTGTTGAACCCCGCGAAGAGGGCGATCCGGACCATGCCCTGCGCGGGCTTGCTCATCCAGTCCTGGCCCCAGTCCTTGGGCAGCTCCCGAGCCCACTCGGCTCGAAGCCGGAACTCCAGAACCGCCAGCTCGTCCGCCGACCTGGGCATCAGTACCCCTCCGCCGCCAGGGCGCGAGCCCAGCCGCGAGCCTCCGGGAGGCTCTCGCAGGGGTAGGACTGCTTGAAGAAGTTCCCCGAGGGGAACCGGACGATCTGGGTGACCGTGAAGGTCCCCAGGTCGATGGAGACGGTGTTGGCGCTGCGGGAAGACACGATCTCGATCCGGTTCATCTCGCTCTCCTTGCTTACAATTAGACAGTAGCACGTGTGTATCAACCCGTCAATCACAAAATGAAAGAAAAGTGAGCGCAGGGAGGCTTGGAGATCAGGGGGCTTCAGAGATGAAGGGAGGATGGCTAGCGGTCGTCTACGTCTGCCGCTGCGCGGAAGCGGATGAAGCGGCAGAACCTGGTGGCTCCAGTGTCGCCGGGGTCCTGCTGCTCTTTGTAGTCGATCCACTGTCCGTGGTAGCGCTTCTTGTGGTCCCAGATCTCCTCCCGGAGGTCCTGGGTGAACCCGCCGACGTGGATCCAGTTCTTCTCTCCCTTGGGGACCACCTGGAGGGACCCCAGGCGAGCGGCGGTCCGGAACGAAACGGTCTGGCTGCTGGAGTGAACGATGCGCTGACGGAGGTAGAGCGGGAGCTTGGACCAGAACCTGTCGAAGACGACTACCCCGGGGGAGGGAACCTCGTAGCCTGTCTTGGTCGCCACGACCTTTCCCCACTTTGCCATGATGGTGAGCAGATCCGCGACGACGGACTCTTCCACCTGGTCATGCCCCTTGCGCCCCCGCTTGAATCCCGTGATGAGCCCCGAGCGGTCTCGGGTAGGCTTGATCTTGAGCCAGCTCCTGGAGCGCTTGCAGACGTAGGGGGCTTCAGGGTCCTTGATGATGGAACCTTCGTACCCCTGCTCCAGGTAGCTTTCGTAGCACTGTCGGATGTCCTCCATAGTACGCACCACAGTGCGCTTGACGAGCCCCAGGGGGCCTTCCTTCCCCTCCAGGGCCAGGACTAGCTTGAGCTTCGCCCGGCGCTTCCTGAGCGGGAGGGAGCACGCTCCCAGCGAATACTGTCGGAGGGGGACCGCATCGAAGAGGCGGTACTCTACGGACTCCTCTATGTCCTTCGCCATCTCCTCAGAGACCTTCTTCCGGGGCTTCGCCAGGCTCAAGGTCTTGCGCCAGTCGGTCTGCCCCGTACTCCGGTCGAAACAGACCATCTCCCCATCCAGGACGATCCCCTTGGAGCCCAGCTCCTGCAAGGCGCGCTCGATGTGGGGAAGGTGTTCTACGGGCTTGCCCCCTCGGGTCCACATGGTGACATTGCCCCTCTCATCGATCAGGGTGGTCACGCGGAGCCCATCGAGCTTGGGCTCCGACCACAGGAGGAAGGGCTCCTCCAGGACGGTGGTTCCCTTCGTTCGTTTCCCCTTGGTCTTCTTTTCCCACTCCTCGGCGAGCATGCACTTGTTGTAGGGGGCGTCTCCCCGGAGCAGGTCGGGCCAGATCTTCGGGATGGTCAGCTTTCCCACCCCGATGCCCAGGTCCCGGTCAAAGACACGAGTGAACCACTTGTGCTCCAGCCTGGGGCAGGAGTTGAGGAACCTACGCAACAGGAGGAACCCCTCTTTGCCTGTCGCCTTGCGGGCTGAGAGATCTCCGCAGACCTCCTGGAGCCTATGAAAACGCTTTTCCACACCCCCGCTGCTCAGGACCCTCTTCTTCATGGTCTCACAGGTCCTGTCTGGGTAGACGTTGTAGCGCTGGGACCCATAGGCTAGCTGGATGATGACCTGGAGGGCTGGGTTTTCAGCGTGTTGCGCGAGAGTCTGCTCCTTGACCGTGCGGCTGGAAGATGCCTCCACACTTTCCAGGACTTCGATGGCTTCCTGGATCGTCGTCTTGTCCATGCTCTGGCTCCAAAATGGCATAAACTTCAGTTTAGGCTTGCCTAGCCTACAGAATTCGGTTAGCTTGGGACGTTGAATCTAGCACAGTGTCCATCACCTTGTCAAACAGAGGAGAGCGTCTTATGTCCACAAACGGAAAAAAGAAGTCCACGTCCACCGAGGGAGCAAAGCCCATCAAGAAGGTGAAGAAGACCGAGGAAGAAATCCCCATGCTGGTGGTGACCTCGAAGGTCAAGGACCTGATCAAGGGAACGGGCCTTCGGTGCTCCAGCGACTTCCCCACCGCTCTCAACAAGAGGATCTGGCGCGAGATCAAGACCGCCATCAAGCGCTGCCAGGGCAACAACCGCCAGACCGTCCGCGAAGTAGACGCCCTGTAGATTATTGTCGCCCATGTCGCGCGCCCCTCGATTCTGCGTCCCCCAATTCACCAACATCTGCAAGGGCTGCGGCAAGCCGTTTTCCGCCAAGCGGACGAATACGGAATACTGCTACACGGATGAGTGCCAAGCTCTAAAGATGAAGCACTACCGCGAACGTCTGAAGCTCGCCAAGACCGCGTAACTCTCCCTCCCCAAAAATGCGCGTGTGCCCCGAATAAAAGATTGACGGGTTGATACACACGTGCTACTGTCTAAGTATGACGATGAAATGCAAGCGCTGCGGGAAGAGGACGAGCTGCGTGGACCTGTGCCTGACCTGCAAAACGGAGTTGCGGCGGGCCTTCAGAAGGGTGGAGAAGAACGGCATTCTCATCGACGTGGCCGGAGGCGCCTGGTGGGCGTGGGACCGGATCGGCAACGTCCTAGCTGGCCCGTGTGACCGTGGCGATCAGGTCCTCGTGGCCCTCGGGGAATATAGCCATGCGTAAGCCCCTCGACCTCGGCAACCTCACCGTTCGCACCACCAACGGCAAGCCCTTCACGGGCGAGCAGTCCCGGGAACTGGCCAAGCTGGTTTACCAGCGCTTTGGCTGCAATCTGGAGTCTGCTACCGCTGCCTGGCAGCGGATGCTCCAGAACTCATGCACCGAGCAGGACTTCGCGGAGCTGGTGGGCCTGTGACATCAGCGGAAGCTCTGGCTAGGGAATGCCGCTGGAGTAGCTGGGATGGTAACCCGGATCGGCTATCCAGGGAGGAGCGAGACGAGCTGTGCAAACTGCTGGGCGTCCAGAACCTGTGGAAGGTGAAGCACGGGGACCTCCAGGCGGGGGCAGACCTCCTGGCCGAGCATTACAACAAGGTGTGGCGCGAGGCGTTCAACGAGGCCCACCTGGAGGCGCGGAGGCGCAGGTCATGACCACCTGGACTGAGGAGATGCGAGCGGAGCTGTCCAACCTCTTCCACCTAGCGCACTGTGCGCTGGCGGGGACTTCCCCGGGCAGGTACGAGCGGAAGCTGTGGGCGTCCAAGAAGTTCAGCGAGGCCCACCCCGAGGTCAGCTCCACCGCTGCCTACAAGGAGCTGTGCAGGGAAGAGGCGTGGCGCTACGCTCTCACCCCTGACCCGGGGCCTCCGCCCGCCCCCAAGAGGAAGTGGAAGGACCGCTGCCTGGTGTGCCAGAGTCTAGGGAAGACCTACGATCCCGACGTATGCCAGATGGTGCCCTGCCCCTACTGCGACGGAACAGGATACAAGTCATGACCAAGCGGTTCATCATTGAGGAGCCCAACCTGATGACCCTGGGGCGCAAGGACGCCTTCGGAGGAGAGGTCGAGATCGACAACGCGGTCTTCATGTACCTCGGGACCGCCCGCATCGTCTCGAAGCTCTCGGGTCTGATTCACCCCGACTCGAAGCTCCCTCCCTTCAGCGGCATGGAGGCTCTGGGCAACCTGGGGGTGGACGAGACTATGATCGCTCGCTTCTGCGCTTCGGGCTGTGACGAGGAATACTATGTCCGAAGAACAATGTGATCTACTTCAAGAGCAAGCTCTAGCCCTACTGCAAGATCTGTCGGGCGAACAACGAGGAGCTTTGGGGCACCTGCTGAACAACGCACTCACACCTATCGTGACCGAAGTGAGCTTCCCCCCACAAGAGTTGGACATCGACTCCTTGAGGCAGGCGGTGACCAAGCTGACGAAGCTGGTAAAGACGATCACCAGGTTCGGTCCCTGAGCTTCCCCTTCGGATCCCGGGGCAACTTTACCACGTCGTAGCAGAGCTTCAGCTTCTTGCAGACCTCGCAGTAGGCGACCGCCCGCTGGATGGACTTGGGCCAGCCCTTCTTGCTCCGACAGTCCTCGCAGAACTTCATGGGAGCCTCGCTAGATCTTGGGGTACTCGAACACCCATTCCCCAGCCTCGTTTTCCCTCATGTCGTAGAAGGCGTTGGGGTACTTCTCCTTCAGAAGTCTGGCGACCTGGTTGAAGACCATCCGGATCTCTTCCTCGGCGGTCTCAGCGGTCCGGAGGTTGATGGTGTGCCTCCAGGCGCGGAGGTTGCCCGTCGCCATGATAGTGGTCGCCAGCCCGATGGGGGCGAGCCTGCGGAACATGGAGGTGAGCTTCTTCTTCATGGTGAAGTTGGTCTGCTCGTCCACCCGGAACATGGCGTGGAGCTTCTTCTGGACCCCTGCCAAATAGTCCACGGTCTCCTCAAACAGCTCAGGAGCACCTGGGGTGTCCAGGACAAGCTTGGGCAGCCAGAAGCGGATCTGACCGCTCAGGCGCACGTAGCGGAGGCTCTCCTGGGAGTAGGCCCAGCCTGCCCGATGGCGGACCAGCTCGTGGGTGAAGACCCTGGACACGTCACGGAAGATGAAGGACACGGAAGCGTGCTCGAACAAGGCTCCGTGCTCCGACTTGATGACGTTCGCCAGGTAGGTTGGGTTCCCCTCCCTGACCTTGGTGACGTTCTCGTTCGTGGCCTCGGGCTTGTTCGGGTCCCATGGTGCCCAGGACCGATAGCACATCCTCCCGCCTGCCTCCAGGAGGGTCTCTGCATCGCTGACGCGGGGGTCAACGAACCAGTCGCTCTCCTCCAACCCTAGGTCCTTGATGTACTCCTGGAGTCCTCCTTCATTCGATAGGGTCGTCGAAGCCACCAGGTATACCTTCGGCTCTACTCTCTTCATCTTGCTCCTCCAATCGTAGTTCGTTGCAACGACAAGCGTAGCCTGGTTGCCCGCAGTCACAGATAGGGTCCGCCATGTCGTCATGCTCTGCGGCCCGGAGGTCCTCCTCCTTCCGGAGGGCACGTATCTCTTCGGAGGTGGGCCAGCGACTCTTCGTCCACGGCATCTCTTTCTCCTACGATCTACTACAGGATTCGGGGTAACATCTACACGGAAATCGACATGGTGATTGACAACCAGAAGTCGCAAGATTAAGGTAGTCTGCGCGATGGCGATCTACTTCTATAAGAGAGACCGTGAGGAGTATGGGTGGTTGTCCAACTTCCACCGCGCTCCCTTCACCTTGGGGGGGATCTGCTACCAGTGCGTCGAGCATTGGTTTCAGAGCCAGAAGGCGATCACCCAGGACGAGCGGCTAGCCATCGCAGCGGCGGAGTCTCCCAAGGAGGCCAAGCAACTCGGGCGGGCCTGCAAGATGCGCAAGGACTGGGAGAACGTCAAAGAGCACGTGATGATGATCGGGCTCTCCGCCAAGTTTGAGCAGAACCCAGAGCTGAAGCGCAAGCTCATGGAGACTGGGGAAGAAGCCCTGGTCGAGGACAGCCCCACCGACAACTTCTGGGGGAAGGGTCCAGACGGGGATGGAGATAATCGTCTGGGCAAGCTCCTGGTGATGCTGCGATCCTACTACCGAGTCCAGTGTCATCTGGTCAACGTGTCCGTCTGGAAGGGGCTTGTACTCTGCACCCCCTGGATCGCGGCGGGCAAACCTGTGGAGGAACCGTGTCAGACGCCAAGAAGTGGGACTACCCAAACTGCTACTTCTGCCACAAGATCATCGAGCCCGAGGAAGGGACGGCCATGGAAGGGCCGAAGGGGGAAGTAGTCTTCGCTCACTACTCCCACACGGGAGTCCCTACTCCTGAAGATGATGAAGAAGACCAGCAGCTTTGAGAAGGTGCTCTCCCATAGCCGGGGGCAGCTCGTAGACGAAGTAGGCCAGGACCACCCTCCGCGTCATCTCAGTGTCGAGCCCCAGCCCATGAATCATCTTGCTGAGAGCGGTGGCGGGTAGGTGCTGATCCCCGTTAAGGTAGATCCCCAGGTTCTTGATCTCTCCACAGCGATCTGACGCTTGCCGGTAGGTCAGCCCCAGATCCGCGATTCGTTTCTTGAGAAGTTGGGTTACTCGCTCTTGGGGAATAGGTGAGTCTGGCAACGGTTGGGCACTCCCGACTGTTTCTTGATACTAGACCTTGAAGAGGGCGGGCTTGACGAGGGCGTAGCGGGTGAGCTTGGCGCCCAGGCGACAGAGAGCGTCGTGGTACTCGGAGTCCAGGTGATCCATGGACCCAATGTGAGAGTGCGCCAGCTCATGAATGAGAAGCCGATGGAACTCGTCGGTGTCCCCGCGCGCCACAGCCTCGAACCACTTGCGCCCGAGCCGACCTAGGTTCCAGTGCAGTTCCCCGTTGGCACAGTAGCAGGCGCCGAAGTTGTTCCGGGTGTTGACGATCATCACCTCGGGCACGAAGCCATCCAGGAGCGCGGCAGCCAGGCGCTTCGTGTACTCCACCGTGATACGCTGGGCTTCCGTCCAGTCCTCCTCCGGGATGAACTCGGCGGGGTTGCCCGACTCGCTGTAGGGCTTGGGGCTCGGGGTCACCTGCCCCGCTGGCTTCGCGGCGGTGGTCCGCTTGACATTCTCCCACTCCCCCTTGCTCAGGCTCCCACCTTGGATGACGGTGTAGCCCTTGCTCACCGCCAGCTTGTTCGCCTCGGGGTCCGAGGGGTCGAAGACCACCCGCTTGGCGCCGAACCGGAGGTCGATGCCCCGGACCACCGCAGCGTCAGCCGCCCGCTTGTCCCCCAGGGCGTCGCGGACCCAGGTATCCGTAGCGTCCTCAGGCTCCAGGTCCTTGTACATCGCGTTGAGGACCGCGACCCGGACCGAGCGGAGGTAGCTCTCCGTGACCCCCGTGCGGTCCATGTTGAGTGGCACCTTCTGCCCGATGCTCACGTGCCACTTGTCCCCCGTCTCACAGATCGGGATGCCCATCTCGTAGAGCATCGCGGGACCCTCTGCGCTGTAGACTTCCACCCGCGTCTTACGGATGGTCTTGGTGAGGTTTCCCTCCATGTCTACGCTGACGGTGGGAAGCGCCACCTCGAAGGTCTGGAGCGGGTGCCGTGGGGCCAGCTCCTTGCCGTTGAAGTAGGTCTTGATGTGTGGTGGGGGCAGGAGGTTGGCGCGGACTTCCTGGCAGACCTCAGCAACCTCATCCTTGGTCATGCGCAGGATACCCTCGAAGATAGACCCCTTCTCCGTCCGGTTACTGTAGTGCTTGCGCCCCTTCGGAGTGAAGACCACGTTCCCCTTGGTGGTCGAGATGCTGGCTTCCAGGCACAGAGCCAGGACCAGCTTCTCCCCGAAGTTGAAGCGCCCGCGCTGGGTGGGGTTGCCCTTCTTGGTGCTCTCCGCGAAGAGGGTGAAGGCGTGCGTCAGGTCGTGGAAGCCCTCGGGGGCGTCATCGCTCACGGTCAGGACCGCGAGCCCTCGCTTGCCCACGACCAGCTCTGCGTCCACCCGCGTGACTCCGGGCTCATCCCAGGAGTTCTGGAGCAGCTCATAGAGCAAGAACGCCTTGCTCTTCTTCTCCAGGAGCTTCGCGAGCCCCTGGCGGTCCACATCGAACCAGTTGGCTGTCTTCGGCATCAGCTCTTCTCCTCAGTTGAAGGACGGGTGCTGCCCTTCGTCTCTGACAGCTCCCGGAGAACGCGATCTCGCTCCTCTGCGTCCTCCAGTTCCCCCGGCATCTCGGTCTCATGGTCGAACATCGTGAACTCCTGAGCTAGAGGGCGATGCTCCAGACGATCTTGCCCCGGGAGTCCAGGACGCGCCCCTGGACGCTGACGTGCCCCTTGTTCTTGTCGTAGCCGTAGGTGTACTGGTGGACCCCCATTTGCTGGAGGCGGGCCTGGGCAGCCTTCAGGGTGGCGAAGGCAGCCTTCTTGGTGGTGTTGAGGACCGGCAGGTTGAGGGCGCCACCGTTGAGGCAGAGTTGAACGTAGAACACGGGTTACCTTCTCACGAGTTCAGCAGCCAGGATGAAGACCAGGTGATCAAGCAGCCCCTTCTCGGGGTCCTGCGGGTTGCCGTCGAAGTCCACCGCCAGGTCGTAGTTCGTCTGGGCTACGATATCGAAGCTACCGCGCGCCGGGCAGCACAGGAACTCGATCTTCATGAACTCGCCAGCACAGGCAGCCACGAGACGGTCCCGGGCTGCGTAGGCTTCGCTCTGGCTTCCGCAGTTCATCACCTTCACCAGCGTGGGTCCCATCAGGCTGCCTCTTCTTCCTTCTCCGCGCACTCGCGGGCGTACCGACTCAGGGCCTTGGAGTACCGCTCCAGCTTCTCCTCCAGGTAGTACAGCTCGGTCTCGATCCCGCTGGCGTCCATCTCCCCATCCATGTCAGCCAGTGAAGTGTCGGGATCCGCGTCCCTGGCGATGGCGTCCAGCTCCTCCAGAGCGTCCGTGAGCGTGGACATCTCGCTCTGGACCGCCTCCATCGCATCCGACACCTTCTTGAGCATGGCCTTCTGATTTGGGGTCAACATGTCTCGCTCCTTCATCGTAATTTGAATGTAGCACGTGTCCATCAACCTGTCAATCTCTTTTCTTGACCCCCATACGTTTTTCTTCGGGGGTGCGTTTTTAGGGATTGACAGGTTGATATACAGATGCTACAGTCTAAGCATGATGATCAAGCGCCCCGAGTGGCTGGACGAAATCAAGGCGGACGGGATCTCCACCCTGACCGCGCGCACCATCAACAGCTCGACCTCTTGCGCGTGCGCGGGGGTCATCGGTGGGAAGCCCGAGGGCAAGCTCACCGCTGTCACCATCAACGGGATGACTGCCTTCGTGTGGCTCACCCCGGACACGGACGGCAAGTACCGCTTCCCGTTCGAGGCAATCTACACGGTGTTCCCGAGCATCAAGCGTGGCTACTGCATCCACCCCGGTCGATAAGGAGAAAACAGATGGCAGACGCAACCTCCAGAGTGACCCTGACCTTCGACGTGCCCTTCATGGACCCCAGCTCCGAGAACTGCGCCAAGCTGAAGGCCATGCTGATGCACGCCATGAACGACATGAGGGGCAACAACGGGCACCTGATGACCAGCGAAGAGTTCGCCCTGGCTCGTCTGGTCAGCAAGGGGTCCTACGTGAACGGGCAGAACGAGGATGAGCTGGAAGAGCTGGCGGAAGAGGCTGGGGTTCGCTGAAAAACGTATGGGGGTCAAGAAAAGAGATTGACAGGTTGATGGACACGTGCTACTGTCTAAGCATGATGAAGGAGCGCTCGATGGAAACCCTGACCGCCGCCAAGACCGTGTTCGTGAAGTTCCTCACCGAGATGTTCGGTGAGAACTCCACCACCTCGAAGACCCCCGTTGCCGTGCTCGGGGAGCGCGAGGTGGACATGAACGCCACCGTGACCTGCTGCCTCAACTCCGGCGATGACCGGCTCGTGCCGGTGACCCGGTACGGGACCTGCGAGGTGGAGCTGCCCGAGTGGCTCTCCCCCGCCGAGTGGCTGCGGAACCAGGTGGCCTGGAAGTACGCCTGGGGCTTCGGTGTGGAGAAGACTTGGCCCGAGGCGTGGCAGCGGTTCGTGGCCTACGAGTGCTCGGGGCGCTCGACCCAGCGGCTCGCGGTGGTGAAGCTCCTGAGCACCAAGAGCTTCCGGTCTGCGTTCCGCGCGTCGCTGCGGAAGCAGCTTGAAGCGTGGCTGGCGACCCCGGCGGACGAGAGGAAGTACGGTAGCCCGTTCAGCGACAGGCAATGGGACTGCCTCTGCGAGGTTCACACGGCGCGTGAGGCTAGCCGCCTGGACAACCAGCTTTACTGGAACCGCTAGGGAGGTGACCTGTGTTCTCTGCGTTCCCCCTCACTCTCGAAACCATCCTCATCACCCTCGTGACAGGGGGCGTCTTCATGACCCCACGTCACAGCGCGGGTCCCCACACCCCCGCCGTCTCCGACGGCTACACCTGGGCGGTTCACAACCTCCAGGGGTCTCCGGTTGTGCTCGCTCACAACCCCTTCGATGCAGCTCTCTGGCTGCTCCGGTTGGAGACGGGCGAGATCGCCCTGTCAGATCGGGACGCCCCCGCCTGTCTCATGAGCGACGCTGAGATGGAAGAGTCCCACAAAGAGGAGCGCTTGCGCTACCTCTGACCAATAATCGTGTGGCTAAATTTAGCCACTCGATCATAGAAAATGCTCTGTGCCTGAAATAAAAGATTGACGGGTTGATATACGGTGCTACAGTAGAGTTGTGGACAGCGAAAGAAAAGGAAACCCGATGGACGACCTGACCCTCCTGGTGCTCTGCAAGACCTCGAACGAGAAACCCTGTGGATGGATGACCCCTCCGGCGGTTCGGGTGGTCGATGAGGACGGATGCACCGCTGAGGAGCGGCGCGAGGAGGCTCTGGCCCTGGTCCGCGACAGGGAGCGGTACGAGGAAGCCGTGAACGAGCTGACCCTGGCCCAGAAGCGCCAGCAGCCCGGGTACGATGGCAAGACCGTCTACGGGAACAAGTACGAGTCCACACGGAACATGACCACGGCAGAGATCGCCAAGGCGTTCCGCGCGGACGTGAAAGCGGTGACCAAGGCGGGCAAGCTCCCCAAGGGCCTCAAGCTCTCGGTGCGGACGCGCTACTTCGCTGGGGGGTCCAGCATCGACGTGACGGTCAAGGGCGTTCCCGCTGGCTACCCGGTCGTCAACCCGAGCTATGACCCCGAGTGGCGGGCGGGCGCTCCGGTGAACGACCGCTACAGCCCTGAGTTCCGGAAGGTGCTGGACACGCTCAAGGCCCTGCTGGATGCTTACAACTTCGACGGGTCGGACACCATGACCGATTACTTCCACGTGCGCTTCTACGGGCACGTGAACGTGGGCTACAGGCTGGGCGAGTGAAACCCTGCCCCCACAGGATCGAGATGAACGTGGAGCGGCGCCCCGCGAACGCCCTGTGCGTGGAAATAGGGGCGCCTGCTCCCCGCTGCATCAACAAGCGCCCGGAGCACTGGGCAGGGTTGGGGGTCAACTCCTCGATCCGCTGGCTGGCGAGTGGGGGAAGCGCTCTGGTCTTTGGGGTGTGCGACTACTGTTGCCTGAAGGAGAAGTGACATGCCGCGTCGTCGCAATTCACCGAGCAACGCCGAAGCTGCGATCACGATCTACCGCAACCTGGAGGGCAAGCCCACCCAGGAGGATGACGAGAACTCTCTGAGCTACCACATCCTGGTGAGCGGGAACTACTCCCCGGGAAGGCCCCCGCCCCCGTGCTCGGATCACGACCACCCCAACTTCTCGGACCCCGGGGACGGACCCGAGTTCGACTACGGCAAGATCGAGATCGATGAAGTCGTGGACTGGGAGGGGGAGCCCGTTGTGGAGGGCCACGCGCTCTTTGGGCGGGTTCTGAAGCCGGAGCAGATAGAGCTGACCTCGGCTGAGGACGACAGCCTCTACGAGGCTCTGGGTTCGTCCTACGACCACGACGACGGACCCGACCCGGATGAGGCTTACGAACGCTGGCGGGACAGGCAGGACGATGATTGCTAGAGCCCTCCTTCTGACTCTGCTCTTGCTCCCCTCCCCGGGTGGGGCGAAGCCCTGTGTCCTCAAGGGCAAGCTCTTGTACGGGCGCGTGCAGGTGGTCAACTCCTTCCCTGACCTCAAGGTCCAGGTGGTCAAGTCGTTCCCACACCTGCGAGTCCAACAAGTGGCGAGCTTCCCTAACCGTTGCGGGAGGTGGCAGTTCGTCAAGTCGTTCCCTGACCTCAAGGTCCAGTTCGTCAAGTCGTTCCCTGACCTCAAGGTCCAGTTCGTGACCTCCTTCCCGGGCGTTCCCCACTGAAAATAAATGATGGACAGCCATCCATCAACCTGCTACAGTAAAAGCATGAGAGACGTTTTCGTTTTCGTGAGACACGGGCACTACGACAAGGAGGGTGTGTCGGTGCCCGAGCGCGTGACCGCGCCGCTCACGAGCAAGGGCATGGATGCCGCGATTGAGGCTGGCGAGTGGCTGGCCCGCCGGGGCATCCAGCCTGACCTGGTGATGGCTACGCGCACCAGGAGGACCCAGGACACGGCGGAGCTGGTGGCTGAGGCCCTGGGCACCAAGACCACGGTGATGAGCGTGCCACGGGGCTTCCAGAGCGCGGAGGGCCTGGAGAAACTGCTAGACGAGTGGGCACCACCGATGCTGTACAAGAGCACGGGGCGGACGGTGGTGTTCGTGGGGCACCACACTCAGCAGGATACGTGCCAGCGCGAGCTGGAGGGTGAGCCCGAGCTGCCGCGCAAGGCGCGGGGCAGCGTGCTGGTGTACGAGCGGCGTGGGGCAAAGTGGGTGTTGTCCGGATACCACGTAGGCTTAGAGTAGGGGAGTCACCAGGAGCTACCTATGAAAGTCAGCGAACAGATCCGAGCCTCCATGCGCCAGGCGGATGACACGCCTCCCGGCCACCGCTTCCAGCAAGAGCTGTCGAAGGTGGACAAGAACATGAAGGTGACCCCCCAGATTCGCAAGAAGGTCTTCGCGGCAGTCTGGAAGAAGTACAAGTCCATCGGGGACGGACTCCTGCTCGGTGGCAAGCACGTCATCATGGATGCTCCCGATGGGTACCACCGCTACACCATGGAGGACATGACCGACGCCGAGCTGATTACCTTCGCTCGCTGGAAGAAAATCCTCCTCAGTTAGCCCTCCGGGTTAGCCTTTCCGCATGAAGCTCAGCCAGCTAGTGCAGCTCCGCCAGGCGTATGACCTGAGCGTTTCGATTGCGCCCACGTCACCCTTGTCTCTTCAGAACACTCCTCTGACGGTCAGGTCTCCTGGGGAAGAGATGACCCAGAAGACCTGGAGGGCGTGGACTCTGGTTCTGGAAGAGAAGGATCGGAGCTTGGTGGTGGATCTCCTCCAGCGCTACCTGATCGTCCATCGGAATCCGGGGGGAGAGTGGTTTGAGGGCACATCTCGCGAAATGCTTGGACAAATTGGCCTGGAGAACGCTCTCCGGCGCTTCGGAACCCCCAAGTAGGATCTTTTCGGTATGCGCGGTTATCTCGGAATCCTGTAGAAGGATATAGGAGCCCCGCATGTTCGTCGTTTTGGAAGGTATCGATGGAGCTGGCACGACCACAGGCGCCAAACTCGTAGCAGAAGCCCTGGCGAAAGAAGGGATCCCCGTCGTCTTCACCTTCGAGCCTTCAGACGGACCCATAGGCAGCCTGGCGCGCAAGGCCCTCCAACACAAGATCGAGATCGACTTCCGGGGGATGCTGGGGCTCTTCGTAGCCGACCGATGGTGGCACATTGACAACGTGCTCAAGCCCGCCCTCGACCGAGGGCAGATCGTCATCTGTGACCGCTACCACTTCTCTACCTGGGTCTATCAACAAGACGTTTTCTCCCAAGCCATCATCGAGGAGCTACAGAAGGACCTTCTGGTTCCCGACCTGGTGTATCTCCTCGACGTGCCCGCCGAGATCGCCCACAAACGCAAGAAGGGTGGGGAAGAGAAGTACGACGCCTTGGAGCGACAGAAGGTCTACCGGCAGCGCTACCTCACCGCCTCCCTGATGAACGGGGGCTATCGGCTGGGGAAAGAAGAGGTCTTCTGTCTGGACTCAGAGTTCATGTCTGCCTCTTACAACTCGGAGAGGATCATCCGCGATATAAAGGAGCGAAGGAAATCATGATGAACGGGACTCGACTTCCGATGGTGACCGTTGTGGGCCTTATAGGCTCTGGGAAGTCCACTCTAACTGAAGAGCTGGGCGTTGCCCTGGGGCCAAACACTCTGATCCTTCGGGAGCCTGTCATCGAGAACGGAGGGAACCCCTACCTCGCCGATTACTACGCGGAGCCCAAGCGGTGGTCCCTGACGATGCAGGTTCACCTCCTCGCCCTTCGGTTTCGGATGCACAAGCATGCTCAATGGCACAGCCTCCAGGGTCACGGGGCCAGTGTCATCGACGGCAGCTACTACATGGACACCGCGTTCGCTCGTCTCCAGCTCAAGCTAGGACTCATGGAGCCGCGCGAGTTTGACACCTACTCCGCCATCTATCATGCGATGACTGCTTCGGTCCTCTACCCCACAGCGTGTGTCCGGGTGCTTGTAGACCCCACGACTTGCAATCGGAGGATCTCCCGACGGATGGAGCGTATCGAAGGTCGAAAGTGCGAGAGTGCTATCGACCTCAACTACCTCCAAAACCTCGATGGTGAGATCGAGCACATGGTGTCCGTCCTCAAGCACAACGGGGTCACTCACTTCGACATGCCCTGGGATCTGGACAGGGACAACCCCGAAGCCCGCCAGCAAGCCGTTCAAGGACTCGCCGCTCGCATCCTCGCTACTCGCCCGCCAGACCCCTTCCTGGACCTGCACCGACGCACCATGTAGGGGTTAGAATCCCTTGTCATGGTCAAGCTCATTCATTGCGGCACCTTTCTCGTATCCGGCGCCGAGCCCGGGAAGATCAAAGTCCAGCGTAAGGACACCGGGCGGTGGGTCACCATCAACAAGGAGACCCTGAAAGAGAAGCCGGACGAGTACGCCAAGCCCAAGAAGAGTGAGCAAGGACTCAGCAAGAAAGAGAAGAAATCCAAACGCAAGGAGAAGGTCCAGAAGGAAGTCTCCAAGCGTGAGAAGGTGACGAAGCTCCAGCAGAAGAAGGACACCAAGGACAAGCAGCGCGAGCTGAAGCAGAAGTTCAAGACGGACGAGCAGAAGAAAGAGGACAAGCCCCCTGAGACTTCTGATTCGGCTGAGACCATCCGTTGGTATCTGGAACACGAGGGGTTGAGCGAGAAAGCCAAGCCTGAGAAGGTGAACAAGGTCAAGGAGACTCTCAAGAAAGTCCTCGACAAGAGCAAGCCGCCGGAGAAGGGTGGGAAGTGCAAGCCGAAGACGAAGCTCGTTCGCGTTCTCGACCCAGAGACTGGCAAGCACAAGATCAAGTGCGTGCCCGACAAGGCCAAGGCTCCCGGTATCACCGACCTCAAGGGTCCGAAGCCCAAGAAGGGCCTGGAGCGCATCGACCCCAAGGTCCAAGAGAAGGAACAGAAGGATAAGCAGAAGGCGGAGGAGGCCAAGAAGCGGCAGAAGGCTCTGGAGTTCGCCAAGAAACAGAAGGCGAAGGACGAGGCCCTGAAGAAGACGCCCCCTCCCCCTCCTCCGAAGAAGAAAAAGAAGGCAGGCTCTTTCGTTGGGGGAGAAGGTCCCAAGCCCAAGGCTCCTGAGCCCCCCGAGTTCGACCCTGAGCTGACTTCCCGGGAGCGCCTCGAAAAGAAGGAGGAGGAACGGGAGAAGGAAAGGGAGAAAGAGCGGGAAGAGGCAAAGAAGCAACTCCTGAAGGACCAGGAGAAGCGGGAGAACCCTCCGAAGGTGAAGCCCAGCGAGGTCCCCAAGCCTCCGAAGGCGCCGAAGATCCCGGACATCCGGAAGATCCGTCCGGTGCGAGTCAAACCGATCAAGCCGCCGAAGCCACCACGAATATGAGACTCAGCGAGATCATGCGGGTCGCCCGCGAAACGATAGATGAGGTCCGCTACCTCCACTACCTGGACCCGGAGACGGACAAAGCCTTCCTCATCTTCCACACCCCGACTCCGTTCACCCTCCAGTTCTTGCAGAAGGCTCGGGCGCGCTACGACACGATGGAACAGGGGTACATCCTGCCGGTGAAAGACGCCCCCGAGAAGCTTTCCAGCACCACGTGGAAGTATCCCCTCTCCGCTCCGCTCAAATGGGTGCGGGTGCGTACCCTCCTCGAAGATATCCAAGTAGACGCCTGGGAGTAGCTCCCTGGCTTAGTCTCTCCACGTAAGACTGGAGAGTCATGCTACATCCTAGTGATCAAGACCCCGGCGTCATCCAGAGAGCTGGCGTGATCTTCGATATCGATGACACGTTGGCGGATAGCTCATGGAGAGAGAACCTGGACTATGTGGACCCCTCAGTCCTTATGGGGGATCCCGTCATCGAACCCGTCTACAGCTTGGCGAAAGAATGGGAGCAGCAAAGTACCAACACCTTCCCACCTACCCAGGTTGACGTGGTGTACCTCACCGGGCGGGGTCACTCCCTGTGGGTGCCTACGAAGCTGTGGCTCAGTAAGCACAAGCTCTTCGGGCAACTCATCTGCCGCCCCACCAGCGTGACAGAGCGGGAAATCCCTCTCTGGAAGGCCCGGACCATCGCCGAGCTGATGAAGAAGCATCGCTGGCAGCACGTGACCCTGTACGAGAACAACGTCCAGACCCTGAAGTTGACCCAGAGCAAAATCCCCGAGTTCGCTTTCACTCCGGCGCTGGTCATCGCCGACGGAGAGAAGGTGTCCACCAGCTCCAAGATGACGGGTCTGCCCGAGAAGGACGTACTCAACTTCCAGATCCTCATGGGTCGTTTGGCGGAGGACAAGGGATGGAAGTCCCTGCTCCTCAAGAAGTGGGGTTCCCGGTCGGATCTCCTGGATGCCGCGCAGGACTTCATCCACGGCAAAGAGAATCGTCGGGAGTTTCGCCAGATGATCGACAGACTCTGGACTAGGACGAACTGATGCGTCTTGCCAAAGAAATGTTGAGGGCCACCCCGACCGCGATCCTCAAGCGGGCGAAGCAAGCCACGGTCGTCCAGTTCGCGGTCACTCCCGACTACGACCAGCTCAACCGTCCTCACGCCTACATCGTGGGAGCGGTGGTATGCGCCCCTCCGCATGGGACCGGGAAACTGCACTCGGTCGAAGCGAGGCTCTACAACCCGGTGACTCAGGCCCCAACGTGGGTGAGCTGCGACTGCGGAAACATGAGGTATACCTGGGAGGTCGCCCTCTCCAACCACATGTCTTCCAGCAAGCGCTGTTCGAATGGTAAGGCCCCCTCGTGTCGGAATCCTCGGCAGATCCCCGGGCTCTGCAAGCACCTAGCGAAGTTCATCGCCAAGGCGATCACCTCTTCTGCGGTGCGAAAGGTCTTGTTCCAGCTTCCGGCCAAGGAGGTCAAGAAGGTTCGTCAAGAAGGGCTCATGAACAAGAGAGGCATCCCCGAGAGGTTGCCCAAGAAGGGCTTTTGCAAGCCTCCTCCGAAGAAGTCGAAGAAGCCCCAGAGACCCGAGGACAGGGAGCGACCGAAGATCTTGCCCTATGGGGAGAACAGCCTGCCGCCAGGTGGGGAGCAGCGATGCAAAAAGTAGACAAGCTCAAGACCTTCTCTCCGCTAGCGCGTAAGAAGTTCGTCAGGGCAGATGAAGGGCAAGGCATCCAGGAGGTCCCCCCACCCCCCGTGGCGGTTCCCGAGCTGGAGAAGAAAGAGGACGTTCCGTCCAAGTTCTTGGCGGGGATCCTGTTCTTGAGTCAGGGAAGGATCCTCCTCTGCCACAAGACCAACGGCTCCTTGAGCTACTGGTACACCCCTGTGGGTCGGGTTACGAAGGACAAGCACGGGATGCACAGGCACCTCTGGGCTGCCGCGAAGGACAAGGCCAGCGCAGTCCTGGGGACCCTTCCTCCCGGCACCCGAAGAGCCACCCGCAAGCACTTCTACCTTAACAAGAAGGCCAACACTGTCTATCTGACCTATGTGTGCGAGGTACCCCCGGGCGCACTGAAGTGGACTCCGACCCTAGGTCCCGACGCTGACTCCTACATCTGGGCCAGCCAGGATGACGCGGAGAACATGACGATCAGCCCGACCACCAAGCGGGTTCTTGAGAACGGAGATATCTGGGAGGGCAAGTTCTTCTCCCCGATCAACTTGGTCATGGAGCGCGAGGCAACTCTGGGAGACCTGGTGCAAGAGGGGGCAGAGAACTACGAGAAGATCAACAGAGTCGCTGAGACCCTGTTCGGCAAGATGTCGAAGGACATGCGGTTCACTCGTTTGGAGATGATCATCGTCGGAAACAGCCAGGCTACTCCGAAGGCGGGTGTCTCCGGGGTGTTGCACAGAGAAGACATTGCAGAGCAAGAGCTGTTCTTCGACGTTTCCCTGGCGATGATCGATGGCGTCGTCAAGATCGAGGTCTCCCTGAAGAAGGTGGGGGAGACGAAGAGGGGTTCCGCTACTACACCCGGCCAGATCGCGCAGATTCCTGCGTGGGTAGTTTCCAAACTGGATGAGTACGGTACCTGACAATCATCTGGTATAGGATATCCCGTGAAACTGTCAGAAATCATGAGATCGGCTGCGGAGGCTGACCCCGAAGAGGCCCGCGAAAAGATCGGGGAACTGGTAGACTACCTGGAGAGGAACGGATCCTCTCTGATCAAGGTCTGTGGGCGCCCCTTTGCCAAGGAATTGCGTCCTCTCTTGCGCCGGTTGGGTTCCGTAGGTAGTGTACTAGAGATCTTGCTGGACACCCGGGAGGATCTTGAAGCCAGGAGATGACATGGAAAAAGAGCAAGCCATTCGAATGCTGGGCTTTCGTGATCCGAAGGGGACTCTGGTAGACCCCACCACCGTACTGGATCTCAGCAAGACCTACCGCGTGTGCCTGTCTGCTGAGAACGGGTCTTGGAAGCCCACAGGAGAAGAGCTGTCAAGGCTCGGAGGGATTCTCCAGGATCTCGGGATCAAGGGTGGAATATATGCGGAGATGGGAACGGGAGGCACCTCCTTCTTCAACAAGGGAGGCGTCGTCATCTGCCGTTTCGTGGAGTCCCGGGTAGACGCACCACCTCCTCCCAAGAAGGCGGAGCCCGCCCCCGCCCCTGTTCTGCCTCCTGCTCCTGCCCCTGCTCCGGAGATCGCTCCCGAGGAAAAGAAGGCGGTCCAGGAAGTGGTAGAGGTCGCCAAGAAGGACCCTGAGGGCGCGGTGTTCTCCTCCACGCAGCCGCACAAGAAAAAGAAGAAGTTCTAGCCTACCATGAAGAAGAAGAAGGGAAGGGCAGAGCGGCAGGTCCACACCAAAGGCGGCGCCGCAGGCGTCCAGGCCCCTTCCAAAGCACCAAGCCACAGTCAGTTCGACCTGATCGACCCTACCTCCCTTCTGCTGGAGGCGGTATCCAACGGGCTCGAAGCTGGATGCGCTGACATCGACGACAGGGAGATCCCCCGAGCTTCCAACGTCGTTGAGTGGCTGACCTCTCCCAAGTTCCTCAACATCAGACCCTTCCCCAAACAGATCGAAGACGCGATCCACATCTTCTCTGCTGCCTGTTACATGTGCTCGGACACCGACTTCTTGGTCAACATCCCCATCGATGAGAAGCTGGGGAACATCATGGACCGGACAGTCCTGATGAAGAGGGGGAAGTGTCCTCGGTGCGGTCGCACGGTTCCCGAGATGCGGCGGGAGTGGTGCCTGGATCCAGCCAACTGCTACGGGGGTCGGATCAAGCCTTCCCCTCCCAACGACGTGGTAGCCCTCGAAGGTCAGCGGTCAGGCAAGTCCACCAAGACCGCGATGTACGCGACCTACGTGCTCCACCGCTTCCTCATGCTCCCAAACCCGGGCAAATACTTCGGGCTGCTGGAGAGCGTGGGAGCGCTGCACAGCACATTCGTGAGTGTCACCACCACCCAGGCATGGGAGAACCTCTGGCAGCCCTTCTCAGACCTCATTGACACCTCTCCCTGGTTCCAGAAGTACCACAACTGGCTCACAGAGAAGGGTCAGGAGGTAGGGGCAGAGCTATGGAACAAGCCGGACACCTATCTCTGGTACGCCCACAAGCGGCTGGGGCTCTCCTTCGCGGCGGCTGACCAGCGAACGCTGCGTGGTCGAACTCGTTTCATGGCAGCGGTGGACGAGATCGGGTGGTTCGGAGCAAGCAAGGACCGGACCGGAACCTCTCGTGTGCGCGCGGACGGGGACGGAACCGTTCGAGCCCTGGACCGCAGCCTGGCCACCATCCGTCATGCAGCTACGAAGAAACGAAAGAAGGGTCTGGACGCCCCTGACGCTTATCTCTTCACGATCTCCAGCCCCAGCTCTGCGACCGATCCGATCATGCGGCGGTACAAGAAGGCTGAGAACTCGCCGCGCATGTACTACATCAAGCGCCCCACCTGGGAGGCGAATCCTACTTTCACCGAGGAGTCGCTGCGAACTCAGGAGGGGGACAGCTTCGAGCGCGACTTCCAGTGCGACTTCGCGGTCAACCCTCCATACTCCGACGATCCGTGGTGGGAGAACGAGTCAGCCCTACTGGGTCTGTGCTCCACCCGTGACGTGGTTCTCTGGACCGGGGCACCCGAAATCATGAGGGACCCCACAGGGGACGCCCTTCGCTGGCTGTTCTACAAGTTTAGCGCTCTGAGCAAGGACAAGCACACACCCCGTTGCCTCTCCTTTGACACTGGGCTCAGGCACAACAGCTTTGCCTGGGCAGTTGGAGGGCTAGACAAGGGGTCTGACACCGTGGTGGTGGAGGACGTAGGGGAGTTGTCTCCAGGACCCAACGAGAGGATCCATCACGGACTTCTCTGGGATCACGTGATCAAGCCTCTGGTCGAATCGATGTGCTTCTACCACGTCGTTTGGGACCGCTGGGAGTCAAGCCGCTACGTGGCGGACCTCCGGACGAAGTACAAGATCCGGTCGGAGCAATACAGCGCCACGATGAAGGACGGGAAGAACCTCCGCTCAGACATGCTCAACTCGAAGATCCTCCTTCCGAAGCCGGAGTGCTCGATCCAGCAGCTCCCCATCGGAAATCAAGTTGAGCTAGCCCGGCGCCCTCGGGCTCACCTCCTTCTTCAGTGCATGACCGCCCGGGATGGAAACGGGCTGCCCCTGAAACCCGAAGGCGGAAACGATGATCTTCTCCGCTCCGTACTTCTGCTCCAGACCTTCATCCGGGACAACGCCGACGTGTACGGTCGCCTCTCTCGCTACAGCTCTCGGGCGGTAGGCATTGGAGTGGGCGGGCGCGTCATAGGTGGGATGCCCGGACGCGGTGCAGGGGTAGTCATGGGAAACGGTGGAAGAGCCATCGGAATCGGCCCGCGTTACTAGAGACCCGCACAGTTCCTGGCTTAGTTTCCCTCCGAGCCTGCTCGGAGTGTGTACCTATGAAAAAAGCATCCTCAATCATCAAGAACAGGGTGGTCAGCGAAGACCTGACGAAGTGGGTGGACTCCTACTTCAGCGGTCAGTACGTCCACCCCGAAACTCGCAAGGACGTGATCCAGGCTCTCAAGACTGCTGGGTTCTCCAAGGGAGTTCCTCGTGTACAGAACAGCCTGGCGATGAAGGTCGCTCACGCGATCATCAAGAAGACGCTTCCGGTCATCGCAGAGGCCAGAGTCGCTGCCGTCGTCAATGCCACCAGTGCGTGCCCGCGTTGCGGGAGCGCGATGGTCACCGTGGGACTCGCGAACGGCGCGAACGGGCGCTACTGCTCGAACGTGAAGTGCCGTGTCAGCGCATGGGTCTCCGAATAGCCTTAGGACACAGCCTTGTTTTCCATCTCGCGTAAGCGTGTAGGCGGACCAACTCTCAAGACGGGACAGATCCGTGGGTCCTCCACTGTCGGAACGATGAGACAAGCTGGAGGAGACTACCCTGCCCCCATGGGGGGTGGTGGTGGGATCCCCACCTCCAGATCCCAGACATACACGCAGCTCACTCCAGTCACCGAAAGGCTGGAGCGCGGAACGGTTGCCCACGACTGGATCCCGCGAGACACCCGGACGCTCAATCGGGTGGTCAGGCTGATCTATCTGACAGACGCTGTAGCAGGCCCCGCCATCGACTTCTACCGTGAGGTCCCCTTCGGACCCGTGGTGCTCGGTGGGATCAAAGACGAGAACAGGCTGAGGTACTACTACGAGGCTCTGGACAACCTGAAGCTCCAGCGGCACCTCCCTTACCTTGCGGGTGACCTCCTCGTGGTCGGGCGACTCATCGTTCACATGCTCATGAACGAATCAAAGGGCATGTGGGAAGAGATGATCGTTCACGACTCCGACTACATCATGGTGGAGCCCAGCCCGATCCTTGGGGAAGAGCCGACCATCGATCTGATGGTCCCACCAGGTTACCAGAAGTGGGCGGTCTCTCCAGACCCCCGCATCGTCAAGCAGAGGTCTCGTCTCGATAAGAACCTCGTTCGTCTCATGGCGGCGGGAACCACGATCCCTCTGAGCCCTGAGAACACGATCTTCATCCCCCGCAAAGCCAGCGCCAACGACTACACGGGGACCTCCCTCCTGATGCGGATTCTCCCGATCATCTCCATCGAGTGGGCGTACCTCAACGCCGAGGTCACGGGCCTCCGGCGCCGCGCTGCTCCCTGGACCATTGCCAAGATGGGCATCGAGGACAAGTGGGAGCCTTCTCCTGAGGAGATGCAGGCGGTCCAGGACATGCTGGTCGCCGCTGAGGAAGACCCCACGGGAGCCAAGCTCATCCTCAGAAACGGAATCGAGATCGACCAGGTGGGAGGTCACTCGGATCTGGCCAAGTGGCTCGAACAGTGGCCCGTGCTGAAGGAGGCCAAGCTCCAGGGCCTGGGGATGAACGAAGCCTTTGCCACAGGAGAAGCTTCCTGGTCCTATCTGGAGTCCATGCTCTCCCTGGGAATGGAACGTATCCGAAACTTCCGTCAGTTCATTGCTCTGGAAGTCATCCAGGAGGGAGTCCTCGCTCCCCTCGCCAAGTACAACGAGTTCTACAAGCGCACCCGAGCAGAGATTGACCACAGGATCCGCACCACCAAGAAGGCGGTCGAGAACCTGGACATTCCCAGCGTGGAGTGGAGTCGGTCGCTACAACCCACGGCTGACCGCGACTATCTGGACATCTTGGAGATGCTGGAGGGCAAGGGCCTTCCGGTCAACCTGCGAAAGTGGGCGCAGGCAGGCGGCTACGATATCGACGAAGCCTTGGAGGGTTCCAAGTCTGACCTGGAACTACGCAAGCGCCTCGCAGACTACAAGAAGCAGATCGATGCCGTCTCCGGACCTACCCCGGACCAAGAGGGAGAAGAAGGTGGTGGTGGAGGATATGGGGAGGGGAGCTTCAACGCGATCACCGAGCGTTTGGCGGAACTACCGATCTGGCAGAAGTGCGCTGGAAACGAGTTCTTGTCACTGAGGCGTGGGGAACTCCCACAGCTAACCCGCTACTTCAAGCTCAACGGAACCAAGCCCGGACTCAAGGAGTGGAAGAGGGTCGAAGCCCGGATGCTGGATGACGGCATTCGCATGTCCAAGATTGCTGCCTTCCGCTACCTCCTGACCCGGGCTGGCGTGATCTCTCTGCCCCTTCCTCCCACAGCAGCGGTCAAAGTTCGTGACCACCTCATCCGCGAAGCCAATGGGAAGGCTCCAGACCGCATCATGATGAAAGAGATCTACTGGATCAATCATGAGCTGGAGCGACAGAACGTGGTGGAGCCCGAGCGGGTGGTCGCCAACGTAACACCAACCCTTAGCACTGCACCGTGGGTCCGTCCTGCGGGGCCTAAGCTCCTGACTGGCGACGGTTGGGAGGGCGAGAGCTAGCCATGCCTGAAATCCGTGGGTACACCTTTGAGAGAATCGTCATGGGGTCTGTGGTTGCTGCCCAGAGAACCTGGGAGGGGCGCCGCCTCAGCTCAGAGAGCGACCGAAAGGGTAACCGACGGCTCGTTACCGCTGGCGTGCTGGAAAACACCCCGGTCATCGACATCTCCTGGCTCAAGGCAGCGGCTGAGGTCTATGACCTCAGCGCCAACCCCAAGGACTACGTGTTCGTCGAGGTTCCCGCCAACAACGCGGACCTGCCGAACCGCAACATGGATGCCTTCCCCTACGATGAGTTGGTCAAGTACCGCCCAATCCTGGGGCGGCTCGCCTACAAGTCCTATCGCGGGAAGATGTGCAGCCAGAACCATGACAACAAGGACCCCGCCAAGGCCAAGGGGCTCTGTTTCGACTCCCAGATGACGAAGGACGGGAATTTCTGGCACACGAAGGTCATTGCAGGCTTCTGCCGCCAGAAGGACGCCAAGCTCGCCAACCGGATCCTGGCTAATAAAGACGCAGGCTACAGCATGGCGTGCCTCATTGGGGGCGCCTCCTGCTCGGTCTGTGGATTCTTCTCTCAGGGCAACGTCACCTGCCGCCACATCAACGGTGGCCTCGGCAAGGGAACTGTTGTCAGTGGCAAGCTGGTCTACGACCTTTGCCGTGACCTCAACTTCTGGGAGCTGGCCCACGTTGAAGACCGCGCAGACATCGATGCGGTCAAGGACTGGGTACGAGGATAACCATGGCAACCAAGATCGTCAAAAGAGGAAGCAAGTTCGTCCGCGCGAGCGTCCAGGGAGCCCGCCAGGTGCAGGCCCAACACCGAGACCCTGACAAAGTGGCCGAGGCTCTGCTGAAAGCAGAAAAGGCTGTCTACAACATGCGGGGGGTGGGCGGCTACACGCAGGCGTGGGAATGGCTCGGTGACATGCTGCGAGATGCTACGGGGCTGTCGGGCAGCTTCTACCAGGACGCGAAACTCACAGAGCTGAAAGACAAGCTCTACAAGCTCGACCATGAGCTGATGAACGTCACTCCCTACCTGAACGCTGCCGCCAAGCGGATCAAGAAGGAGCACGCTGAGAACGAGAAGAAGAAGCAGGAACGCGGCTACTAGGGTTAGGATCACGCCATGAAACTCCGTACTTTGGTCCGCATAGCTCAAGAAAGTGACCAAGGCACCCCTGACTTCGATCAGAACGAGATCGAGATGGGGACCAAAGTGGAGATGGAGCACAAGGGCACCATCGAGTGGCTGAAGAAGAACTGCACCACCGCTTCGATGGATGAGATAGCGCGTCGCATCGCTCAGGACCACCTCCGCGAGCTGCCAGACTACTACACGCGCCTGAAGAAGATGGAGAGTGAAGGGTGAGACTCCAAGACTTCATTCGCGCCGCCCGAGCCTCCACCCATCTTGTCCGGCAGGCGGAGTTCAAGCCCGAGGACTTCATCCCGAGCAAGAACAAAAAGGAGATCCCCAAGACAGGGGACCCCCATCCCAAGGGAGGGGTATACCTGCACCGTGTCAGCCTCCAGGCTGTTCGGGAAGCTCTCCCCTTCCTCTTGAACGAGGGTGTTCGGGTGGGTCGGGTGATGAAGGTGGGGATCCCCAACCCGGGCCAGAAGTGGATCGTGGAGGTCAGCAAGGCGGGGACGAACTCCATGACCCAGAACGACAAGGGTGAGTGGACCCTCAACCCCTATGGGGGCGTTCCTGGGGCTCTCGTGGTCTACACAGAGGGAGATCAGATTGTGTGGACGGGGGAATCTTACGACTGCTGGGACCACGCGCTCCTGGCCTACTCGCAGGGCTAGCCATGAAGGTATCGGAACTCTGCAAGACACAGGACGCTGGCAATCGCTGGGGGCAGATCCGCTCTCAACGTCGCGCCCGAAAGATGCGTGACGCTCTTGGGGGCATCAAGACCGCCACGGACGAGCTGAAGAAGCTAGCACAAGGAATCGAGCATCGAGAGGACGCGAAGACTTTGATCGAAGAGCTTCGGTCCCTCGTGGAAAAGCTAACATCACGCCTCTTGGAAGTAGAAGAGGCTGAGGGGTAAGTAGACGGGTTCTGCATCCGCCTAGCTCCTGTAGTCTTACTGATACACAAGTGTGCTCAAAAGTGGGTTAGTTATAGGAAGACTGTTCACTGACTCATTGAGCACGGAACGCTGCAAACAGCGTCACTCGGAGGAAAACCGTGAGCGCACGACTGCTAGCCCAGATTCGAAAGGCGGATGCTACCCCGGCAGCGACCCCAGCCCCCAAGAAGGACCCTGAGGTCGTGGACAGCATCAAGAGTCTCTCCAACGACGCAGAGGAAGTCTCCGCGTTCCTGCGCAACCTGCTGGACATCAGCCAGGGCAGGACCGCGACCTACCTCGCGCACATCAAGGCGTACTTCCCCCGGCTCTGGAAGGAGCTGAAGGTCGTCGCAGCGGAGGAGGAAGCTCCTCCTCAGGCTGAGGACGATGAGGAGCCCGTCGAGGTCCCGCCCGCTGCTCAGGACGAAGAAGTCGAAGAGCTGGACGAGGAGATCGAGGAGCCCGTAGGCGAGGGCGAAGAGGAAGAGCCTGTCGCCGAAGACACGTTCCCACCCGCTGCTCAGGACGAAGAAGTCGAAGAGCTGGACGAGGAGCCTGTCGCCGAGGACATGCCGCCTCCGGAAGCTCAGGAGGAAGAGCAGGTCGCCGAGCCCCCCGCAGCCGAGGGCGAAGAGGAAGTTCCCCCGGTGGGCGAGGGCGAAGAGGAAGAGCCTGTCGCCGAGGACTCCGAAGAGGAGACCGAAGGTCAGGAAGAGGAAGTCGCGGTCGAGCCCGTGGTGGACCCGGAGGAGCTGGAGCAGAAGGAAGGCGCCGCCATCGACATGGTGCTCTTCGGTGCTGGCACCCTCAACCCCCACTGGTCCGTCTTCGCGGACGGGAAGCCCCTGGCGGAGATCCAGCTTCAGGACCAGGAGAACCCCGAGGCGATCAAGGACGTGTTCACGTCCGAGGACTACCCGAAGCACGTCTCCGAGGCATGCTCCAGCTCCGTGGGCGTCCGTGGCACCCTGGAGTCCCTGCGGGCTCGCTGGTATCACGGGGTCGTGACGAGCGGCAAGGCAGTCGAGACCGCTCGTGAGGCAGCCTCCCAGGACATGGAGAACGAGTACGCTTCGCGGCTCGCCTCCCTGAAGGAAGACCTCCTCAACACCATCAACCTCGCCATCACCGCCAGCAACAAGGGTCGGAAGGGTCTGTTCGTCGAGAACACCCTGAAGAACTCCATCGTCGAGGTGATGCGTCAGGCTGGCGTGATCAACGCCCGCCAGGTCGCCTCCGAGGTGTGGGTCGAGGCCAGCCAGCAGTACATGACCAACATCCTCAAGGTCGCTGAGAAGTGGATGGGGTACAGCCCCGAGACCATGAGTGAGGTCACCAAGGAGATCCTGGGCACCGACGTGATGCCGGATGCCGAGGAAGTGGACCCCGAGGATGAGGTCGAAGAGGCGATGGGGGAGACCGACGCCCCGAGCGTCCCGCAGCTTCAGCAGACCCAGGCTCGCAAGGCTGGTATGGGCATGGTCAACGTCCCGATCAGGACCTCGACCGTCCGAGCGCACATGCCTGAGGATTACCGTCATGACACCGCAACCCGCGTGGCGACGACTCTTTCGCGCCGCATGGGCATGAGGAGGACTGGCGGTCGGTAGTTTCTGCGCCTGGTGTGGTCCAGGTTCTAGTCTTAACAAGGGATAACCGGAAGAAACCAAAGAGGAAAGAACCATGTCACAGCCAGTTCGTACTCGTCCAGGCGCACTGACCCAGCACAAGATCGACCGCACCCGGTCGGCCTGGGACAAGCTCATCGAGGTTCCGCTGAAGTCCACCAACGCCTACACGCAAGAGGGCGACTGCATCGTCCTTGGCAGCGAGGCGGGGACAGACTACGCGGTCTATGACCGCAGCGCTGGCGTCGCGAACGAGAAGTTCGCGGGCGTCGCGATCAGCGACTACCGCAGGATCACCGACTTCGTGAAGTGCGAGACCACCGTGGTCCCCACGGTCGCTGCCTTCACCTTCCAGCTCGCCAAGACCACCCCGGTGGCTGGCAGCTTCTTCCTTCAGGATGCCGCTGGGACCGTCATGACCGACGTGTCCCCGGGCGCCCCCGCCAGCGTCAACCAGTACAGCGTGTCCGCTTCGGGACTCGTGACGTTCCATGCCGCCAAGGCAGGCGTCACCATCAGCCTGATCCGGTACACCTACATCCCGACGGTCCGCGAGATGAACGCGATCTTCTATCAGCGTCCCCTCGTGGCCCAGGGCCAGAGCCTGCTCCAGCAGGTCGCCATCGCGGTCGGGCACGTCCAGATGTTCACGACGGGCTACGTCTCGGCCAACACCTTCACCGTGGGCTGCCGGGTCTACACGGGAGCAAGTGGCAAGTTCACGACGACCACGACTGCGGTGCAGGTCGCGGGTGTGGTGATCAGCCTCCCGACCGTCTCCGACGTGTACCTGGGCGTCGCCTATGACTCCATCGTCCCGGGCGTTCTGACCTGGTAGTGAACTGCTGATCGAGGAGCGCTTCCCATGGGTGCTTTGGTAGACCGTCTTGCACAAGCCATCGAGGGACTGCGAAGTGTGCAGGCCCGCCTGATTCAGGCTGGGAACGATGCGGAAGTTGTGTCACTTCAGACAGCTCTGATTGACCCTCTTCAGAACCTCTCCCTGGATCTGGATGGGTCCCCTGTGGACATGAAGTCCGAGGAGATCGAGGCGGCATACGTGGAGGCCCGTGGGAAGCGTCGAGGCAAGGCAGTAAAGGTCAGGATGTCATGGTCCTGCTGCCACGAACCCCATGCAACGGTGACCCGAAAGGGATCGAAAATCTGGGTCGCTGACTGCAAGTGGAAGAAGGGTGATCGGACCGGGCAGGTTCCTCGGAGAATCGCCGAGGGTGACTCGCCCAAACCCCAGCGGTTCAAGCTGGGTGGAAGAGTGATGAAACGCTGCTGAAAGGCGGGCGCTCTAGTCTTATAGAAATTGTGTCTCGAAGATGAGGGTACAACAATGAGTCTGAGACCGCACCTGGTACACGCCCGCTCGAAAGCGGGACTCGCCGAGGCAGCCGTGAAGAACGTCCGCCTCACCCCCGGCGGCAAGCTCGACCGCTCCAAGGAGCGCATGATCGGAGCCAACGGGGAGATCAACGCCAACAACAAGCAGGAGCTGGTGGAGCGCCTGGCAGGGCTCTTCGAGCTGTTCCAGCAGGGTGAAGTTCAGGCCAGCAACCAGATGGTGGACGCGGAGTATGGCAACGAATGCGAGAAGATCGTGTCCGCCGCCATGGAAGACCGCGAGCACGGCGCTGGCGGAGGCTTCTGGGTCATGGGTGAGACCCTGGGCGATGCCGTGTGGGAGACCACCGGGCGCCTCGGCTTCACCAGCAAGTTCCTCCTCCGGCACGACGTGCCGCGTGGCCAGGAAGGTCGCATCCGCGTTCGCCAGAAGAACGTGGTCTCCTGGATCATCACGCGCGAGTCGTACATCCCGCGCTCGATCATCCGGCAGAACTGGGTCTACCCCGAGGTCGTGACGATCAGCACCTACGTCACCATCGACGACACCGTGC